TACCGGTCCAATCATCAACAATTAGTTCTTATAATAAGACAACAAGAATTGCTACTTTAGCAGAACCTGTTAACTTATCTTTGGGATTCAATGGTGTAGTTGGTGATGTAACTTCAACATATAATATTGTTGGTACTGATGTAAACATTTCTCAATCAATTGCAAAAGGTACTTCAATACCTAATTTGTCTACAGATGAGCAAGGTAATTTTTCTGCAATTTTTAATCTACCAGGTAGTACATTTCAAACTGGTTCTAGAGTTTTTAGAATTGATAACAGACACGTTGCAAATGATCCAACTACAGCAACAACATTTGCAGAAGCAACATTTACCGCTTCAGGTCTTCAAGTAAATGCATCAGGTGCTGACTTTAGCCCATCGGTAGACTCAAGTGCTTCACCATTTACTGCTACGACAACAATTAGTAATCAATCAATTACTACAAACACAACAGCAACATATACACCTTTCGATCCTATTGCTCAAACATTTATTATTTCTAAGGATCAATATCCAAATGGTGTGTTCTTAAGTTCTGTTAAGTTATTTTTTCAATCAAAATCAACTAATAATGTACCTATTACAGTATCATTAGTAAACACATTGAATGGTGTTCCTAATGGTTCTACTTTAGATTATTCCACAGTAACATTGTATCCTAGTCAAGTGAATGTGTCACAGAATCCACAGTTCTTAGACTCAACAGCATCGACAACATTTACATTTAATGCGCCAGTTTATATTCAATCTGGCGTTCTTTATGCTATTTTAGTTGAAACTAAGTCATCAGACTACTGGTTGTATTACGCACAACAAAATTCAACAGCATTACCTTCAACGGCAAAAGCAACACCATCAACACCGAATCCAACAAACCCAAGTAAAATTGGTCAAGCACCTTATGTTGGTGGTCTATTTGAATCACAAAACTCTATTACATGGTCTGTAGACCAGACTAAAGATTTGATGTTTGTAATTGACCATTGTGTATTCAATACGAACGTTGAAGCAATTATACCATTTAATATTCCTTATGGTGCTCCATTTAGAAAACTTGGTACTAATGATATTCGACATAAATTAATACCATATGCAGTACCACAAATTGTCGGTAACTATTCTAACCCATCCGAGATTGATGCGTTTAACGTAACAACAACACAATTTGTACCGACGGATACGACTGCAACATATCAATATACTGCAACAGTTCTCAACGGTCTTTCACAAACAAGTCCTGCGAATATTACACCAGGAACTTATGGTACACCAACATACAATGATGTCAAGTTAAATGATGGTCAAGGTCCTAGAGTTGTTCTACCTGGAACAAATAACTCTTTTGGGTTAACTGCAACATTAGCATCTTCAGATCCTAACGTAAGTCCAGTACTATCTGATGACGGTATTACAGTCTATACTATTCAGTATGCTATAAATAATATGAGTTTGAACAATACTTTTATTCAAGTTTCAAATACTGGTACAGGATATTCAACAAATACATATGCAACAATTTCTGCACCTACTTTAGCTGGTGGTACTCAAGCATCTTTAGGATTGAATTTAGATGCTAATGGTAATGTAATTTCTGTGTATACTCAAACGGCAGGTTCCGGTTACATCACAACACCAACAATTACAATTACTGATCCAAATGGTACACGTGGTGGTAATGCTAATGCGGTTGTAATTGTATCTGGTGAAACTTCTGCAACTGGTGGTAATGGTGCCGCTAAGTATTTCACTAAGCCAGTTATTCTACAACCAGGTAATGATTCTGGTGACTTACGAGTTTACTACACAGCATATCAACCAGTTGGAACTGCTGTCTACGTATATTACAAGATTCTAAGTTCACAAGATACATCAACATTTGCTTCACAAAACTGGCAGTTAATGACGACTACAGTTAATAACAATACTTTCTCAACTCAACCAGACCAATTGATTGAGTATGAGTGTGCTCCTGGTATTTGGGGTTCTGGACAAGCAAACAATAGTATTTCTTATCTAAGTTCAAACGGTACAAGATATTCAAACTTCATTCAATTTGCTATTAAAGTTGTGATGGCTTCTAATGATAACACTAATATTCCTTATTTGACTGACGTTCGTGCTATCGCATTACCAGCAGGAACCGGAATCTAATATGTTAGTTAAAGTTGAAGGCACCACTTTCGTCAGAGATACTAATACTATGGCCCTGATGAATACAAACACGGCTGAGAAAAATGAGTATCAGACTAAAGTTAGAATGTTAAAGACTCAAAAAGATGAAATAAATACCGTGAAGAAAGAGATAGATTCTATCAAACAAGATATGAGAGACATTAAAGAATTGCTTTTGGCAATGAATAATAACAAATAAAGGTCCAGATGGCTACGATTTTTTCAGCACCAATTTTACCAGTTCTTACGTATGCAAATACTTTTGTAGACTGGTTCACGACAACCAATTCAGTTGTTGTCGATTTCAATAACTTTACTGCAAATGCATACGCAAAAAATACTGGTACTTTATATCTGAATGAATCTACGACTGCTTTGGTTGTAGGTAATGGTGTTGCTCAATTCGGTAATCAAGTTCAAGTTACTGGTACAGGTTCATATTTGACAGTTGATAATGATATTATTATGAACTATGGTCAGTTGATAGTATCAAATGCAAACTCTAGCATTATTGCCTCTGGTGTTGTTCAAGTCGGTAATACCGTATATGCTAATGGAGCCAATACAAGTTTATTTGTTGCCAATAATACCACATTAAATTCAAACGCTTATATTACCGGTAATGCATATTTCGGTAAACAAATTTTCGTTACTGGTCCTGTTACACTTAATGCATTGACGGTTCTAGGTGCAACGGCAATCCAAAATACATTGACAATTAGCGGCACAACAAACGTCAACAATACTCTTACTGCAACTGGTAACGTCAATGCTTTATGGTTCAATGCGACAAACGGACTTACCGGCACTCTCACAAACATTAGTGGCTATGCAAACTCTGGACGTATTGCAACAACACTAACAGGTCAAATTGGTACTCAATTATATGTTGGTGATTCAATCTATACAACAAACAATACATTTGCAAATATAAACTATTCCAATACAGTTGTTGCAAATACTTCTGTAACATCAAATGTAATAACAGCAAATACGATTCAAGCAAACTTGAGTCTTAATACTGCAACTGTAACTGCAACTACTGGTAATATTACAACAATAAATGCAACTACTGTTACGACAAATGCAGTCAACGCAAACAATATTACAGCGTATCAAAATTTAAATGCTAACAATCTATATGCAAATACGATTGTAGCGAATACTAGCATACAAACACCAGCGTTAAATGTAAGCACAACATTGACCGCAAATATTGCTAACACATATCTAGGTAATGTATTTGCACAAAACGTAACCGTAAGCGGTAACTTAGCAATTAGTTTCCCTCTTATTGTAACATCGAATTCGTTTACATTAAATGCTAATAACACAACAGCACCACCTATAGCACAATTCCAAATTAATCGTGGCTCAAGTGGTAATAATGCACAAATTCAATGGTATGAGTCTGGTAAACAATGGCAGATTAATGATGTTGTAACTAACACATTCTATCCAATTTTAACTGGTGAAGTTACAAACAATAGCATATTATTGAATAGCACATCAAATATTGCTACATCAAATGCAGTTTATACAGCAAATTTATACACACAATCAGCATACAACTACGCAAACTCGGTTAACGTTAACACAGTAGCCGCTTTCGCTTTTGCTAATGCAGTCAATGTTAACACAGTAGCCGCTTTTGCTTTTGCTAATACTGTTAATGTATATTCATATGCATCATACGCATCACAAAATATTACTGCAACATTTGCAAATGCCGCTTTCACAAGAGCAAATGCATCAGCTAATTTGTTTACTGGTACATCAGGTACTGCAACACCAGCAAACGGTGGTGTAACATTTGCAGGTGCTAACGGTGAAATTATTACTGCTACAGGTAATACGATAACTATTGGAACACCACAAGACGTAAGAATTACTGCTAACATGACATTGAACTCGTTAACATTGACGAGCAATCTCACAATAGGAAATGGTGGTACAGGTGCTACAACAGCCGCTGGTGCAGTTCAAAATCTATTACCATCTACAACTAGCAACATAGGTTTTATTCTACAGACAACAGGTCCTGGCAACTTTGGATGGATTTCTAATACTGCTAATAACTTTGGATTTACAACACCTACTGGTGCATCAGCATCTAATAATAACGTTCAATTAGCTTTAGTTGATGTATATGTAAACAAAGCAAACATTTCTTCACCAGCATTTATTGGTTTACCAACAGCACCAACACCACAAACAAACACTTCAAATACAGCGATTGCAACAACAGCATATGTTAATGCTATTGCAAACTCTGGCTATCTACAAGCACACAGCATCTCTGGTTATGCAAACCTTGCAAATAGTTTGTATCAATCGAATTTCACATCTTCTGGTGCAATTCACTATCAAGTTGCCGCTGGTGTTTCAGGATTTACTGCCGCAGGTTCTTCATCTCAAGTTCTAGTCGGTGGTGCAAATCCTGCTTGGTCAAGTAGCCCTGCTATTAATATTACAGGTTCTTCTGCAAATGCGGCCGGTCTAACTGGTGGTACAAACGGTCAAATACCTTACGGTCAAACTGGTGGTACAAATGCATGGTTAGCATTGGGTACTCAAAATTATGTATTGACTGCTGGTTCATCAGCACCGCAATATGTTGCTCAAAGTAGCCTTGTTGTTGGTACTGCAACGAATCTTGCCGGTACGACAGTCAATGGAATTCCTTATCAAAGTGCATCAGCAACAACCTCATACTTGTCACCATCAACTGGTTACTTAGGATGGAATGGTACTTCATATACATGGGGTGCCGTTTCTTCTGCAACTTCAGCCACAACAGCTACTAACATAGCAGGTGGTGGTGCTGGTCAGATACCAATCAGTACAGCACTAAACACAACAGGTTATATTGCCGCTGGTTCTGCCGGTCAAATGTTAATGTCTTCCGGTAGTTCAGCATCTTGGACTTCTAATATTACACCTTCATTCATTACAAATACCGGTGCATATTACGGTACATCCATCAGCGTAACTGGTAATATTACCGCTTACTCTGGTTCTGATAGAAAATGGAAAGAAAATATTAGACCAATCACTGGTGCTCTTGACATTGTTGATGCTGTTGGTGGTAAACTATTCGACTGGACTGATGAGTATATTGCTCAAAATGGTGGTCCTAACCCATATTCAATGCAAAAATCTGACTTCGGTGTTGTTGCTCAAGACTTGTTAGCATCATTCCCAGTTGCAACAAGAGTAAGACCAGATGGTTCTCTTGCAGTTGACTATGAAAAATTATGTGCTGTAGCATTTGCCGCTATCAAAGATTTGAGAGCAGAAGTTGAAGCATTAAAGCAATCAAAGTAATCCTCTCTTACTAAATAGAGTAAGAACAATTAGAATAAGAAAACATGGCCGCAGGATATCAAAATCTCTACCTTGAACAAGGTGCATCTTTCGCATTTACAATCACTTTAGATGATGTCTATGGTGATGTATACTCTCTGTCAGGTGCCAATGTGTATAGTAAAATGAAATATTCTTATGCTACGCCTAATGTTACCGCAACATTTGCAACCTCAGTTTCGGCAAACACAGGTGAAGTTACCTTTTCTTTAGACTCAGCCAATACGGCAAACATCACACCAGGACGTTATGTATATGATGCGGTTCTTTCCTACTACACAGGTAGCGGTCAAGCAAACACAGTCATCAGAATTCTTGAAGGTATCGCAGAAGTTGCTCCTGGCGTAACAGCGGGGTAATAAATGGCAACAACTAATCCACCTTCAACAGTCAAAGTAACAGTCGGTCAAAACACACCAAAAGTAACTACCGTAAATTATGGTGGTCAAAGAACTATTGCTGGCTCAACAGACTTGAGTCTTGCCGGTGCACAAGACGGTGATGTTATGGTTTACTCGTTAACTAACAAATTATTCACTGTAGAAAATATTGCAAACGCAATTACAGGAATAGATAACGGATACTTTTAATGTCATCAAATACAGTTAACGTACAGATACTAAGGTCTTATTCGACCGCACAACCAACAACCTTACTTGATGGTCAATTAGCGTATTCGTTTGCATCAAATACACTTTTCATTGGTTCAAATAGCAATCATGTTATTACTGTTGGTGGTTTAACACCTCTTTCAGGTATACAATCATCATATAATACCGCAAATCTTGCTTATGCACAAGCCAATGCCGCTTTTAATGCCGCTAATAATTCAAGCGGTGGTTTAGCAAATTCTGCTTATAATACGGCTAATGCCGCTTTCATACAAGCCAACTTAGCATTTGCTCAAGCAAATACTGGTGGGCAATCAAACACAACTAATGCCGTTTTTAATGTTGCTAACTTAGCATACGCACAAGCAAATGCGGCTTTTGCGGCCGCTAATGCCGCTGGTTCATCTAACAATGTTACTGCCGCTTATAATACTGCTAATCTAGCATATGCAGAGGCTAATGCGGTATTCTTAAAAGCAAACAACAATGCAAGTAATATTGCAATCATTTGGACTGAATCTAACACAGCGTTCAATCAAGCCAATGCATCTTTTGGTGTTACGAACTCGGCATTCACTCAAGCAAATTCTGCGTTCAATAATGCTAATGCGGCTTTCATACAAGCCAACTCTGCATTTACACAAGCAAACGTAGGTAACACATTCGTTAATACTGGTGGTACAGTTACTGGTAACGTTACAGTCTCAAAGAATTTAACTGTATCTGGCAACTTGTATGTACTCGGCAACTTAACTGCTATCAATACAACACAAGAAGAAACGAACGCACCGTTAATCTTCTTAGCAAACAACAATACATCTTCCGATACAGTTGATATTGGTTTTGT